TACTAAATCATCTTCATCCAAAACCCATGAATTACTTGATATATCAGTATCCGTATTCATTGTTGCACCTGCTGCATTTACATTTGTAGAATCTGTAACATCAGCTAATAATTCAATGCCATCTAATTTATTCCAATTAGCAGCTGTCATCAAACCAGCATCATTTGTATCTGATGCAGTTAAAGTTGCATCTGTTCCATTATCATTTGATATTAAAACAGTTGTTGAAGTTTTAGTGCTTTCTGCTAAATTTGCTGTAGTAGCATGAGGATTATCAGTTCTAATATCATGATCTCCATCAGAAATTAAATCTAATTCGCTTTGATTTGAATGTGTATGACTATCTAAATCAATTCCTTTTAAATGTGAACTTAAATCATTAATAGTTGTTGTTTCAATAACTATGGTTGGTGTGTAATTAGTTGGATTCCAATCTATATTTAATTTATCACCATCTATTCCACTTGAATTTAAACCAATTTCCTGCCAAATAAAATTTTCATTTAAAACTAATTTTAAAATATCTCCAACTTCTGTAGTATAGTTTTTACCAATTAATAATGAAATTTCTGAAGAATAAACATTACCAAAAATAATATCAGATTCACCTTCAAAAATTAAAGTTATTGAGCTACCTGTTGTCCAATTTGTTATATCTATTGTTGAAATATCATAACCATCAGAAATATAATTAATATTTGATTTTCCTAATGTTAATGTTCCATCAGTAGCAATATCTATACTTGAAATTCCATTTTCTTTTATTCTCGTTAAAACATCTATATGCTCATCTGAATTAACTTTTAAAAGTGTTTCAACTGAACTATTATAAACTTCAAAAATATTTGTTGTTGAAGTACCACCAATTACAATAGAATCAACAGCAATAGAATTTGAATCTTTTGGTGTAATAAATCCACCACCAATACTTTCCCATAAACTTGTTAAATCACTGGTATTTCCACCTACTTTTTTATCAATTAAAATTTCTGTTTCTGAAATTGCTGTTCCAACTTTAATACTATTATATCCTTCCGTAACTGATATATCTCCATCATTACTAACATAATAAATACTTCCTTTTGTTAATCCTGTAAAAGTATTAATTACACTTGAATGTTGTATAGTTAATGTATCGCCAATATAGCCATCTTCTATAAAAAATCCAATAAAATTTGATAAATAACTACTTATAGCCTTAGCATTTAAAACTGAAATATCAGTAGTGTTTTCTCTTAATATAATATCACAAATAATATTATTTGAATATAAATTCCATGATGAGTCGTAATAAGAATTTTTTAAAGTAGTTGAATACAAATTATCCTCATTAACTTTAAATGTAACATCCTGTGTACCATCAATTACTAAACAATACCATGTATTAATATTTATTCCAATTGCTGAATCAAATTCAATTGCAATTTCAGTATATAAACTATTTGTATCAGAATAATTAACCTGTTTTAAACCATATGATAAATTAATATCTGGTAAATTATCTCCTGTTTGCTCGGCATCATATATATTTACAGTTAAAGCACCATTAGTTCCTTTTATATTTAAATTTAGTGCTAATATAGTATTATTATCCCCACTATAAAAACTTATTGCATAACGATTTGTAGATGTAAGTAAATATTCAGATGTATAATTTTCAATTTCAAATATATTTAATTTACCATTTACAACACAACAAGGAATAGGATTATTTATAATAGTTTCATCAGTTATCAACTCAATAGTATTTGATGAATCACTGTTATTTATAACCGTTAAATCATCAACAGAAACTGAAGCTTTTGTAACAGTTATTTCAAATAAAATCATATCACCTGATTTAACACTTTTGGTAAGTGGAATACTATCACTTAAATCACCATCAGTTAATATAATAAATAAATCACCTTTTTCATATGATGTTGTAGAATCAATATAAGTATTTCCTGTTGTACTTGAAGTTAAATCAGTATCACCATCTATAAAACCTTTAAATCTTACATCATCCTCATAATCACCAATTAACGCATCAATATATGTTTTTACTGCATTTTGACTTGGAATTAATAAATCACTTGTTCCTAAATTAGTATCCGATGATAATTGTGTATCATCTAATTTACTATTTAATAATGCAATTAATCCTTCAATTTGTTTTATTTTACGCACAAATAGTTTTATTTTATATATTTCTAAAAAATTTAAAATATATAAATAAAAAAGTAAAGTTGAATAAAACAGATATAAATTTTAAAACATTAGTAAATAAACGATTTACAACTAATGAAAGAGAATATTATCAAGAAAAATCACAAGGAACTTTAAATATTCATGCAAGTGAAATATGGACTGATACTATTCCCGAAAATCCAGATGATTCTATTTCAAACGGAATCGCAACATTACATGAATTAGTTGAATTAATTCCTGATGCAATACATCCAACAAATGTTTTTTATTTTCGGGTAGGAGGAACTACTGATAGTTTTACAGTAATAAATTCTATTTCAGAAAAATATGGAACTGATTACCAAGTTAAAATTTATGATAATGATGATAATCAAATAGGTGTAACAGACGATATTGATTGGTTTTTTAATTGTTCAACTGGAGTTCTAACAATTGATAATCCTCTAACCTATAATACTCCTTATAAAATAACCGTATATGAATATACTGGTGATTTATTAAGTAATACTGATTTAATTCCAAATTCAATAATAGAATATACCGATGATAGAAATTATTCTTGCTTAGTAACAACAACAGATGGAAGTCTTGGTTCATTAAGTGTTTTAACAAAAGTTCCCCTATTAAGAACAATCATAAAAGTTTTTATAAATGGACTCGAAGAAGAATGTGGTGATACATTAAATGATAAATGCTATTTTTCAAGTGATGGTGGTATAACAAAAAAAGCAAGTGGATTAGAAAGTAAAAATGATAGTTTTTATTGGATAGGAAGTAAAGCTGGATATGAATTAGAAACAAGTGATGAAGTTAGTTATATATATTTAATAAATGAAAGTGAACAAGATGTTACTTTTGAACCTGTTACACTAACAATTGATAGTGCAGTAAGTTATGTTGATCCAACTTGTTTTAATTTAAATAATGGATCAATTACAATATATGCAAGTGGAGGAACAGAACCATTATTCTATTCAATTGATAATACAGTTACTTGGCAAAGTCTAAATAGTTTCACTGGATTAAGTGCTGATACTTATGAAATTGTTGTAAAAGATATTCTTAATCAATATGTTACAGCAGATGATATTGTATTAACATATCCTGATGAAATTTTAATGACTTTAAATTTAACTTATGCAACAATAGCTGATAATGACGGAGTAATAACAATTAATTCAACAGGTGGAACTGGAAGTCATCAATATAAATTAGATAGTGGTAGCTGGCAAAGTAGTAATATTTTTAACGGATTAAGTTCTGGAACTTATACTATTTATACCAAAGATGATAATGAATGTAGTGTAAATACAACAACAACAATTAGTATTGAAATTTTAATTACATCTCAAAGTTATACCAATTGTACTTGCTATAATTCAAATAATGGAACAATAACAATAGTTGCTTCAGGTGGTTCATCACCATTGCAATATTCAATAGATAACGGTATCTCATGGAGTATTCTTTCTGCATTTATTGGATTAAGTGCTGGAACATATATAGTTAAAATTAAAGATAATGAAGGATATATAATAACTGGAAATACAAATATTATAACAGAACCGTCTGCTTTAGTATTAAGTGTTGTAACAACAGATGAAAGTTAAAAATAAATAATAATTATGCCTAATAATGGAACAATAACTGCAACAGGTTCAGGTGGAACTGGTGCTTATGAATATAAATTAGATAGTGGTAGCTGGCAAAGTAGTAATGTTTTTAGTAGTTTAACTGCTGGAACTTATACTGTTTATATTAAAGATGTAAATAGTTGTGAAACTAATATATCAGCTGTAGTCGGCAATTCAATTGTAATTACAAATCCATCAAAGTTTAATTAATATTGCATATCATTGGAGTACAATGTTTTATAATATTGGACAAATATTTAGAAATATAAATGCTAGTTTTTTAACACAAATAGGTATAGCTGTATATGCTCCTCCTCTCGAACCAATGACTTTAAATATATATAGTGGTCAAGGATATAGCGGAACACTATTACATACACAAAATTTTATTCATTCTAATAGAATAAATGAATATGATACTATTTCTTTATCAAGTAATTTAGCTTTAACAATTTATGGTTATTATACAGTTCAAATTACAATGCAAAGTGGAGGTAAATTAGGTACTAGTGCATCAAATAAAAGTGTAGCACCATTTGTTGATAATATACCATACGGAAATTTAATTTTAGAAGGAACAAATTATATAGATTATGATGCAGAATTTGAAGCATATTTAATATAAAATATATAATTAGATAAAGTTTAATTTTTATTCCAAATAAATTTTAAATTTCCTGTATCATGAATTCTAAAATATCCTCGTTCATTCATAATTTCATATTCTTTTTTAGTTTGATCATATCCTTCTGAAACTAATATGTGTTTTTGAAATTTTCGTCTATTATGTCGTTTTAACTTAAATCCACTTTTATTATAAAAATATGAATAATTTAACGGAGTGTATTTTTCAAATTTAAAACCTAATTTATTATAAAGTGATTTTTCAATAAAATTAGTCCAGTCTCTGTTAGCAAAACTAATTATTTTTAAAGGACTATGATTTTTAATAAAATGTTTAAATAATTTACTTGCACCTCCAATAACATTAGTATTTAACTTATTACAAAACCGATATAATTCATAAACATTCTCCTCATGTTTTTGTCTTAATTTACCAAATATCATTAATGAAACTAATTCGTCATTGTGATACAATCCATAATATATTCCTTTTCGTTTTAAAACTCCTTGTAAATGGTTTTCTGAAATAAATTTATTTCCAATTGTTTTATCAACTTCTTTTATAATAGTTTTTCTTGCATATATTATATTTTTTGTTTTCTTAAGTAAATTTAAAATTCTTGATTCAACGATACCTCTTTTAAATAAATATTCATCAGCCCATATATGAATTAATTGAATACCTTTATTATTACATAGTTTTGTTTTAATTAAATGATAATCTTTTTTTACTTGTAATTCACAATGCCAATATAAACCATTTAATTCAATTGCTAAATTATAATCAGGTAAATAAAAATCAAGTTCTAAATCTTTAATAATAGTTCTTTTATTTTGTAAAAAAGAAATATTATGTTTAATTAAAAATTCTTTAAAATCTATTTCCTGTTGGCTTTTTCCTTTTGGTTTACAATGTAAACATGTTTCCGTATTATAAAGATTTCTTAAATAAAATAAATAATAATCAATAATATAATTTTTATTACATTTATCACATTTTATTTCTAATGTTCTATTATGATTAATATTAATTATATTTAAATTTGAATGATTAGTTTTAATTTTTAATATAAATTCTTGAAATTTTTTTTCCTGATATATATCCGAAGCTAAATAACAAGTATTTCCATATTTTTTTAAATTTGTTTGATTGCATTTTTCAATAGATTCTTTTGTTTTTATTACTGGTTTATATTTATCTAACATAAATAAATGTTCAACACCATGATGCTTTAAATTGTAATCAATAATTTTTTGTTTTGTTTCTTTAAGTTCAAAAACATTTTTTACACCATATTTATTTTGAACAGTTTTTTCTCGTATAATATTAGCTTTTTTATTAATACATTCTCGTAAACCACAAGTATCCCTATATCCAAATGAAAATGACCAGTAAAGATTTGGTTTACCACAAATTGGACAACAATCCACATTCTTTTTATCCAATATAAAATGAAAAACTTTTTGTGAAAATTTTTCACATATTAAATTATTCCTATTTATAAATTCATTTAATTCTTGATATATTTCTGGATATTTTCTACTTAAATTATTTTCAATACAATAATAAGCTTTAATTTTTCCTGTATTATCAGTAAAAATGTTTTCATATCGTTTAATATTTTTAATAGTATATTTTATTACCTGCATTTTAATTTGTTATAAATTGCCATCCCTTATATGAATGATTGAAATTTGGATGTTTAATATTTTTGGCTTTTAATGTGTTTATTCTATCTGTTTTTATGTTAAACTTTTCACAAAATTGAAATATTTTTCCTTCAAAAACTTCTTTTGTATTTTTGTTTTTAAAAGTGTAAATGGTTTGGTCATAATTACCATGCTTATTTTTAACTTCATCAGTATATGTTTTTCCATAAAATGGATTATCTTTACCTAAACATTTACCTTTTCTATTTTCTGAAATTTGTTTTTTAGTTTTTTCTGAATGCGTTCTTCCTGTACTTGTAATTCTAAGTTTTTTCCTAACTTCTTCTGTTATTACTCTTTTGTTATCTTTATTATAAAGTAAATTATAACCATTTGGTGCTAATGTATTTCTCTTTATAATCCAATTTGCTTCTGCTCATAACAAGTTTTCATAATCAACATCTTCTTCTATAATTTCCCATTCAAAATTTTCCCAACCGTACTTTCTAATTGCACTATAAAAAGCTGATTCAAAATGTTTCTTTTCCGTTGGGGTTTCTGAGTGTTTCTTATGAGCGGTTTGTCTAACATAAAATTTTGAAATTGTTTCTCCAATATACATTTTACCATTAATTTTGTTCGTAGCACAATAAACTACTCCTTGTCTATCTTCTTTATTCATTGTTTTTTATTTAATTAATATGTTTATTAAACGTAAATTGTATTGAAAAAGTTTAAAGAAAGAAAAAACCATTAAAAATAAATTTAATGGTTTTAAAAAAGTTTGTAACTCGTTGAGTATTAGATTATCCGAGCAAAGTTGGTAAAATATCACCCATTTGAATTTTCAATGTCATGTAATTATCTTCTGGATAATGACCTGCATCTACTAATGCATAACGAGATTTTACTGCAATTTTTGGAGCCATTGTACTTTCAGCAATTATTGATGTACTTGCTGCCATAATATATGGACAAAATACTAAACCTGTAGAATTGTTATCACCTTTTCTACCAACGATTATACGTGTATCTGACCAACCCATATTAGGATCAACGTAAACGTTTACTCCTGCGATTGAGCCAAGTTGATATAAACTACCAGAATTTTGAGAAATGCTGTTATTCATTGGATAAGCGGTAAAACCTGCAATAGATTGTAATGCTGAACCAACTTGATGATTTGTAACTACAAAATTTCCGTTTCCTCTTCGTGTGTGATTATTGATAGCGTTTGATGCGCCAAGAATCATTGCATAAACTGTTCTTTGTAGAGTAGCTACTGATTCACCACCTAAAGAAGTATTTACTGCTCTTGTAAGCATTCCTGAAACTGCACTACCTGTAATACCATTACCAAGTTGAATTGTTTGTGCGGTTGAGTTCATATTAACGTTAAAGTTTTCTCCTTGAGAAGCAAACCAACGTGTATGACTTGTTGCGCCCATTTTTGCAATTCTTTCAAGAATTTCAGAGTTAAGTGATTGTGTTAATTCATTTGCTGCTGCGGTTTCTGCTTGAGCAATTGCATCAATACCATATTGTCTTAAATCTTCAATTTGTTCTCTTGTAACTGCAATAGCAACTTGTTTTGTACCAGCTGATACTGATTGAGATCGAAGTGTTAAACCCATCATTGATTCTGGTTCTCTTTCACCTTCTTCTCTTAAATAAGGTTCGTTTTTATTATCAATACCATTATCTAATCGTAAACTTCTACCTGAAAAACCAGGAATATGATCTTCAAGAGCTTTTACTAATTCTGCATCACCGTCAAAAGCACCAATTGAAGTGGCTGAAGCTGCTGCTACATAAATTGCATCAGCAGTAATTGCTGCATTAATTGATTTTCTTGCTTCTGCACCAATAGAAAGAGCTAAACCATCAACTGAATTTGTTGGAACAACTTTAAAAATTGGATAACCGTCAATACGAGAATCTGCAATATAAGTAAATTGATAAGAAACTGTAGTAGCTGTTGCACCGCTTTTAATATAATAAGTTGTACCTGATACAAGTGGAGTACCTGAACCCATTGCAACTGGAACTTTAATTACTAAAGGTGCTTCTTTACTTGATAATTGACCACCTGCATATACATAATCAAGATAAGTCATCATTCCAAGTGGACCTGCCATTTGAACTACAGAAACTAAATCTAAACCAATTGTTTGAGCTGCAACTTGCATAGAAAGAGGAAGCAATGTATAAGGTTTGTCACCTGAACCAGCTGTCTGTGTTGAAAATGCAGTACTAAGACCAGGATTTCCTGGAAAAAATGCTGAACCCATTCCTGGTACATTCATTTCTGGATTAACGTGTGCATTATTATAAACGTCTTCATATAATTGATGTACATGAGCCATTTTTGACATCCATTTAAGTTTGTCTTTATCAACAATTTGTGTTGTTTTTTCAATAGTAGGAGCCCAAGTCTCAAAAATTGCGTTACTATTTAACATTTGTGTATTCATTTTTTGTTTTTTTTTATTTATTAAATATTCTTGTCATTTGTTTTTCAAACATAGTCATATATTCATTTGAAACATCACCATTTTTAAGATTACTATTTTCAACTTCATTTTCATTAAGTTTTTCCATTATAACCTTTTCATTTCTTAAATCACGAGTTTTCCAAAACTGGCTAACTTTATAAGGAGTATCTAAATCAAAATATTTAGCTTGCGCTATAATTACATTTTGTTTTGTCTCGTTTAAATTAGTCCATTGTTCTTTAATAGGATTACTCATTAATTTAATATAAAGAGGTAATTCATTTTTAGGATTAATAGTACTTTCAAAAATACGATTTGCTTCAGTTGCATTATAATAAGTTTTAACTTTAAATTTCTCAATTAATTTTGTTTTTGTAGATTCATTTAATGATAAAAAAATGTTATTATTATCTGCACTTAAAAATTTTAAAAAATGTTTGTCTCCGCTGTAATCAGTTTTTTGTCTTTGGGCTGATTCGACTAATGCGTTAAGTTTATTACTAATACCAATTTCATAAGAATTGTTAAGATTTTCTTTTAATGAAATAGGATTTGAATTTGTATTTGGATTTGTATTATTAATTTCTTTAGCCATATAATCATTATAATTTGCAATATGATTAATCATTTTGCCATTATTTTCTGAATATGATATTGATGTATTTAATTTTTCAGTTAAATAATCATTATGATTTGCTAATGTATTAAGTTTTTCAGAAAGATAATCTTGATGTTGTCAGCCTTCGTCTAAATTTGCGGCTACATAAACTATAAATTGTAAACCATAATCAGATTCATGTGCAACATCCTCTGTATAAAATCTATTATTTAAAATTTCTTTTTTATTTGAATTTACACCATTTTTAATATAATCGCAATAATTTGCAATATAATTTACTTTTTCTGAAAGATAATTAAGAAATTCATTTGTTATTTGAGATTCTTTAACAATGTGATCAGAATGAGAAATAGATTTATCAAGTAGGTCTGTATTATATTTTACATATTTTCCTAAATTATTAGCATTTTCTACAACATAATTACTATGTTTATTGGATTTATCAATTCCTTTAGAAACTTCTTTAGTAACATATCCTAAATATTCTTTTAAATCAGTATAATCTTTTTCTAATTTTGTATAATTATCATCGCTATTATTTTCTTTTAAAGAAGTAACTTCTCCTTTTAGAGAATTAATTTCTTCTTTTAAATACTGTGTGTATTTATCAAAGTCTTCTTTTATAATATATGAAGTAGTATCCATTTCGTTGCTTTTATTATATATATTTATTTTTTCTGAACTTTTTTTATTTTCAGTAATATCATAAATAAATAAACTGTCATCTTCTTCAAAACCGTATTGTTCGTTAACACGATTTAATCTTGCATTAGCAAAACCTGGAGTTGCTACTAAATCCCATGTAAATAACTTCTTAATTGAAACAACTCCTTGTTCATTTACTGAACCAGCTGCTCTTGAAGATATATGTAGCGGAATACCATCTTCTACAAGTCTTTGTGCAATTTGACCTTTTGGTGTATTTAAAAGTCTAATTCTTCCTAAAACCTGATTAGTTTCATCATTAATTGTAATATTTTCAATTAAATGTGAAACATTAGAAAGATTAATTTCAAATGCTTTAGGGTGATCTAATTCACCAAGTAATGAGTTAGATTTTATTGATTCTTGAAGTGATTGAATTTGCGTAACATATTCTTGTTTGGGATAAATTCTATTATTTCTATTTTTTTTATTTATCTCACCAAAAACTCCTTCTAAAATAACGTGTCCGTTTTCAGAGGTTTTATTATTTAATTTAAATTCGGTTTTTTCAAGTATTAAAAGTTGTTTTTCCTTTGCCATATTAATACAATTTATTTTATATATTCTTTTTTTAAAAAATTTTTAAAATTCTTCTTCTAAATCTGCATCTAAATTATCTTTAGGTTCTTCAATTTTTTTAAATTTATTCTTTTTTGCTCCATCTGCAATTTCTATTGCATCTTCGCGTTTATATCCTTCTTTAACTAATTTAGCAATTTCTATAAATTTTGCATTTTCTTTAAGATCTTCGTGTGAAAATCCTCCATATTTTTCAATAAGATAATCAAGATTAAAATATGGAATTTCATTCATATCAGCATCTTGTGTTGAAAGGGAATCCTTTAATGTTGAAATAATATTAATTCTTCTTTCAGTAAGTTCATTAGTTTTCATTTCTTCAAAAATATTCTCTTTATTAAATTCTATTGAAAGATTATTTTTAAAATTTTCATCTTCTTTTAAATCTGGATGTTTAAGTATCATTTGTATATAAAGTGGTTTAAGAAGAATTTGTTTAAATCTTGCTCTTAAACGATTTACAAATTTTCCAAAACGAATTTCGTCTCTCATCATACCTTCGGCAGCAACTTCATAACCAGCTGGACTATCTGTATCAAAACGATTAAATGGAATTTTAGATGCCATTTTTAATTTATCACTAAAATACTTTAATGATTCTGTATCGGATATTTCTGGGCCTTCGCCACCAATTGTTTCAATTTCTGTTTTTTCTCCATCTTTAACTGGCATCCAATATTCTTTATTAAAAGGCATATTTGATTTACCGTCAAATTTTAATTCACCTGAATCAAGATTAAAATCAATTCGTTCTCTATAATTATGCATTATTTTTGCCATTGATTCTTTTGCTCTTGACTTTAATTTTGAACCAATAGGAACATTAAACATTACTCTATATGAGGAATTCATTACTGCCCAAATTAAACGAGTATGTTCCATTATTCTTAAAAGATTAAATGGTCTAAGTAAACGTTCAGCATATGATGTTCTACTTTTAGTTGAGAGTTGTGCAAATGAAATATAAATAATTTGTGAATCATAAAGAATTCTTTGTTGTCCTTTATATTGTTGGATAAATATTTTTTCATTTGTGTCTTCTTTAATTGAAGGAATTAAAGATGTTGGTTCAAGTTCTTTAAATGAAATTATATTTTCTTTTTTATCATCATAAATAATCTCAAAGCAAATATAACCTTCAACTAACCATTTTTTAAAATAATCCCATAATC